TCGCCGTCTTTTACTGAAACGTGTGTTGTGCCGTTTCCTCCGCCATCCGCGTCAACGTGTAAAAGTTGTTCAAATGAACTTGCTATACTTTGTGAGCCTAATGCTGCCATTTTTATATCCTTTCCATAATATAAGTTACACGGCTATTCCGTGCGGTTTAATCAATAAATGCAAATTTTCTTTTTTCTTCTTCAAATTTTGTCAAAATACTGCCAAAGGTTATGTATTCGCCAAGTTCTTTCAATCCTTCGGTTACGTCGTGAATGTCTTCGCCGACTAAGTTTTGACCGGCTTTTTTCAATGCAACAGATATTGGAAGATTTGAAACGCCCGGGCCTTCAAGATCATTCGCCCAAGTCTTCAACATTTGCATCAAACTTCCGGTGTATCCAAGTTCTTGCAATCCCGCCCTCATAGCGTCATTAAATGACATTGCATTGGTTGTCCCGGCTACATCAAGGAAGTATTCTTTTAATACTGAATTTATATGTCTTTTACTTCCTAAAGCCATTATTTAGCCTTTTTATCTTTTTTCTTTTTAATCTCTTTTCCATTTTTATCGCATTCAACAAAACGTTCTTTCAAAGATTTTAGATCGTGACGTTCTTTATCATATTCAAAGATTATTCCTGATTCTTTTTTAAAATACATTTCTTTTCCTTCCCAAGATATGGGGCGGATAAACCGCCCCGTATCATTGTTTTATTTAGCTAACGTCTGAAAGTATAGTTACACCAAAAGCGTCTTTTACTTCGACTTCGCCCCAAAAACCGGTCGCAACGTACTCAGTAGAACGGAAAGAAGCGTTTCTTTCTGTCTCAATACGCATTAGACCTTCAGGGCCAACTGCTAATCCCATCGCACCGGCTGAGAACATAAAGGAAGCGGTATCGCCACCGGATGAAACATCGTCATCAATCTCATTTGAGAAATAAATATCGATGCCACCTAATGAAGTAACGAATCCACGTGACAAGAATTCTTGCCCTTGTTCGCCAAGAAGTGAAGCAGGTTTTGAGTTTGATCCGGTAACTGCAACGTCTACAAGTAAACCTTGCAAACCTTTTGCGCCAAAGATTCCTTTGTCACTCATAACTAAGTTATAAGGTGCGGGTGCGTTTGCAGCTCTTAACTGTCTTAATCCACCAAAGATGTGATCAAGTGTTAATTGAGTTCCTGCGCCACATTCGGTCTGTGAAAAAGACTTTCCTAATGTGGTAAGGTCTGCATCTAATTTTGCACCTACTGCATTTCCAAGAATCTGTCCGGTATTACCGGCGATGTCGTCAGCGTTACCCATAACGGCAAGGTCGGTCACATCTGCACGTATAACGTGTTCAGATACGGTCGCGGTTCTTGCTGTTGTTGTAATGCTTGTTACTGTTGAATAGTCTGCACCGTCGGTTGCTGCGCCTACTGCTGATGAAGCAACTGCGCTATATTCAGGCCATTGAACGGTTATTGCGCCCGGAGGGCATTGTTTAACGGAGACCAAGGGGAACATAACGTTGGTTTCATTGAAGGCAATAATTGCGTCTCCAATGACTTTATCCAGACCACCTTGGGCTACTCCGGTATCGGTTTCAGCCATTTTTTAGTCCTTTACTTTTATTTGGAGGAACCCAACCGCCAAAATACTTTTTGGTTGATACACGTTTTCCACGTGTTGCATTGTTTGCTCGTTCTTCTAATTCGTCGATCATTGTTTCGTATGGTACTTTCTCGCCTTTTATTGTGGCGTGAATATCTCCGTCCGGAAGATTCTTTTCTTTCAAATCTCCCTTTGGATCGAGATCAACTCCGAATGGTTTATACTTATTTGCCATAGCCAATCATTATCCCTTTTTTAACCCGAGTGCTTTGTTTATAGCTTTTCGGATCGCTTTCGGCCCATTCTTTCATAGAAGTATACCCACCATATGAACCGGGAGATTGATTATCAACCTTGACCGGTGTTGCGGTAGCGTATTCATTCGCGAGGTCTTCCAATACATCAATTGGGTGTCCTTTGAACTTTTCTTGTTTTGATTCAGGCAAACGCTCAAGCAATGCTTGACGGCGATTTGCTTCGTAAGTTTCCAAGCGTTCTTTAAAAGGCGACAATGATTCAACTTGACCTTGAAGTTCTGAAATTAATTCATCTTTCTTTCCGTCTTGTTGCATTCTTTCGTGTCGTCTTTTTTCTTCTTTTGTTTGAAGTTCGGCGAGTTGTGATTCAAGTCCTCGAATCTTATCTTTCTTAGCCATTACTTCTCTTAACAAATCCGACTGCCCGGAAGTGTCGGTTGTGGTCTGACCTTGAGTGGTCAACTCGTTGCCGTTTGCTTCGGCGTTTTCTTGTACGTTTTCTTGTACTGATTCTGACATTTTTTATGCCTCCTCGTTGTTATTAATAAAATTATCCAATTTTAATACTAACCTTTTTACTTGCGTATTTTTGTTGATTACGATTTATGTAATCACTTAATTCTTTTACGATCTTCTTTTCATTGACATCGTTGACACCAAATATATTGCGTCCCTTATCTGCATTGCCTTTGACCTTTAATCCATCGCGATATATTATATCGACACCTACATTCGTTGCTTTATCTGCTTTTATACTGTTTAACATTGTTCCGGTCAAACGTAGATTTGGAGGATTGACTTGTCTTGACTTTGAAACACCTTTTGGCCCGGCTTTTCCTTCTGATTTTTTTATTGAATAACTTGAAGTATATCCGGGAAACTTTTGTTTTTTTCCGGTGTTCTCATTTGTTCCGAATCCTTTGTCCGAATCTTTTACAATCCTTGTAACTGTCTTTCCGCCAATAGTCGCCCAAATCTTTCTTGGTATTGTTAAAATATCTTGCGCCTTCATTCTTTTAACTCCCAAGAATGACGACAATTGAATCCTCCCCGGACACCGAATGGCGTTCCACTTGCTCGGACTTCTGCTTCGGTATAACCTTGACTTGGTTCATTATCAAAAGTTTTTCTGCATATATCTCGCGTTCTTTCATCTAACGGGCCAACATATGTCCAATTGACATTTATATCTTCATAAACCTTTTGTCTTGCTAAGTCATCGAATTGCCTTATTCCGTCAGCAACCGCAACATTCAATTGACGTGTTTCAAGATTAATAGTTTCAGCTAAACGATTTACGATCGCGGAAGGTCTTTTGCCTGATATGATTCCTTTAAACAATCCGTCTTTTAAATCATTTGCATAAGCTGAAGCCTTGCCAAGTAGACTTTCAACTTCTAAGTCTTGCAATAATTGAAGTTGAGCAACAGAAGCTCCCGCAACTTGTTTAACTCCTCGCCTTGTCGCTTCTTCGTTTATCTTTGACAAGTCAGATTCATAAGCTTTCATTAATCCATTGACTGCGTTAGAATATCCCTTGTCAAGAAGTTCTTGAAAGAAATCCAATTCCCTTGCAATCTGAATCAATTCGGTATCGCTGAATTTGTCCAATTCTTGTGCTACACGACGCAAGTCATCAAGTAAGCGTTGTTCGACGTTCTTAATTTGAGTCATAAATGTATTGACCGGATCAGCCACCTAAAATCCTTTCAATTGCGGTTTGTGGTCTTGCGGGTTCTTCTACTTGATTGTTTTCATCAACACGAGCAATTAATGCTTCAAGGTCTTCTTGACTAATATCAGGATTGAAATATCTTATTAGATCGGTTCTATCCATCAATCCCTTGTCAAGCATAAACTCAAGACGTTTAAATTCTTTTTCTTGGTCAAGTGGGTATTCTACTTCCGCAAAGTCAACATAATAATTTTCGCCCATATCTTTACCCGTATGAACACGAATAATCTGACGATCAACTTCATATCTTTCGCTCTCCCAATCTTTCCATTTCGGGATATCGCTTTGACGCGATTCAAGGTTTTCCATTTCCATCAAACGCAATGCAGTTCCACTTGGTGCGTTGCCTTTTTCGTCCCATTTAATTCTTAAATGATTATTGATAGCCGTTTGATTTGCAAAGCTTTTGGAAACCTCAATCATTTGAAGGAGGTTGGCCGGAGAACTTACAAAAGAGAACGAACTTTCAGGCGGCATCAATAGAACGCGGTCAATACCAAGCTTCATATGTGTTGCTTCATCGATACCGGTTGCGACGGGTTGACCAAACGCGAAACGTGTGGCAAGTGCAATTTCTGTATTAACAATACCTATTTGAACGGCTGCGCGAACTACGTCGTTTGCTGCACTTGTGTATTCTGCAAATGTAACCGGTAATATTCCATATGGATTGCGGTCATTCTCTGTAACCGTTATCTTGCGTCCGGCTTGGTCATATTTAAAGTGCTTTCCTTCTATGCCGTCCCGATCGGCTGACCAATAAACGAATATTCTATTATTATTGTAGTCACGACCTACTTCATACGATACCGCGAATGGTTCTGATTCGCCATCCTTGTAATATCTTTTAAAGAATGGAATAAGATCATATTGAACCTTATCATTTACCCACTTAGAACGAAAACCCATACAACCGGTCAGCCAAGTTGTTTCTGTGTATTCTTGCGACTTAGAATCCAAGTGGTGTGTCAATGCAAGGTATTCTTGCGCTTGTTCGCCGTTTATCATTCTTTTAGGCGGTTTCTTATATAACATTTGACGCGCCCTTGCAAAGCGTGGAACAACCTTTTGCGGAAATACCGGCACTTGATTTAATGTGGAAGGGGAAAAGTATTGTTCAATATGTTGGTCAACGTTATCGTGATAATAAAAATCTAAAGCGGTCGCCCTTTCTGCGTCTTCCTCCGCTTGAAGTCCATTATGTGCTTGTCTTATCGACTCAAGAACAAGTTGTTCCGAATGGTCGGGAAGTACTACGTCATTAACTGTCATAAAAAGTCCATTGATTTTGTTTAGTGTAATTAGTCGCCAAAAATTCTTTTATATCGCTATGATGTTTTTTTTCTACGTGTTTTCCGTAAAAATACAAGAACGCAAATATTGCATTAAAAGCCAACGACATACCCAAGATGAACATTACCACGACTTTGACACCATTACGCG